GCCAACGCCGCCGCCGCCGCCGAAGCCGAAGGCCAGAAGCCGCCCTACAGCAAGAAGTTCTACAAGTTCCCGTCGCTCCGGGTGATCGTATGGGCGTCGTTCGTGGCGGTGGAGACCTACGAGATGCACCTACAGGAACAGGGCTTGGCCGCGTGGAGCGCATTCCACAAGGCCCGGAAGGCCAAGGGCGCGGGCTGATTGCCGAATGTTTAAGTCCCCTGTGATACCTTAGAGTTCCTACGGTGAGTAAACGTCATAATCTCACTCATTGTTTTTTCAGGGGACAAAACATTCGGCAACCAATGAGCGGGATGATGACGCCCCGAAGACCGGCTTCGCCAGTCATCGGGTTACCGGCCACCGCCCGGACCTGACCTCGGGATCAGGACATAGAACTACCTTCCCTCGAAAGCACTACGTGGCACAGGGTTACGCGGGCGCACCCGCGCGCGGCAATTGCACTGACCCGGATGCAGACGCGAAGCCCGGTGATTGCACCGGCTTGGTATGACCTACGCTACCACCGCCCAAATCGCCCGATGACACGACCCCGGCAGTCGGGTAAGGATCGAACCAACTGCACATGGACTGTGCCGCGCAACGATGCACGGACAGTCCGCCTTGTTCCACTGGCCATTCAGCAAGAAGACCGAAACAGCAGCCGCCCCGGCTGGCGAGGTTCGTTCGTCGCTTGCCGACCCCGCGCCTTGGCTTCTCGACCTGTTCGGCGCGACCCCGGCCTTGTCGGGCGTCACCGTCTCGCCATCCACTGCCATGCGGTCCCCGACCGTCCGCGCTTGCGTGGAGGCGATCAGCGAGGCGATGGGCGGGCTTCCCGTCCACGTTTACCAGCGGGACGGCGATGCGCGGGAGCGCGCCCCGGACCATCCCGCCTATGCCCTCCTGCATGACCAAACCAATGACTGGACGCCCGCCAGCCTGTTTCGCGAGCAACTGACCCGTGACGCCCTCCTTTGGGGGAACGGCTTCGGCTTCATCAACCGGCGCGACGGACAGCCCCGCGAACTGATCCGGCTGGCACCGTCCCGCGTGTCGGTCGAACTCGACAGCACGACATCGGAACCGCTCTACAAGCTGGACGGGCAGCTTATCGACCGCGCCAACGTCCTGCACATTCCCGCCCCGTCCATTGACGGCGTGTCCGGCGCGTCCCCGGTCATGCAGTGCAAGGAGGCCATCGGCGTCAACATGACGCTCGAAAGCCATGTGGCGCGTCTGTTCGGGCGCGGCGCACGTCCGTCCGGCATTCTGTCGCATCCGGGCCGTGTCGGGGCCGAAGCCGGGGCGCGCATGAAAGCGGGCTGGGAAACGGCGCATGGTGGCGGCAACACGGGCCGCGTGGCCTTGCTCGAAGAAGGCATGACCTTTCAGGCCATCGCCCTCAGCAGCACCGACGCCCAAACCCTCGAATTGTGGCAGCACTCCATCCTCGAAATCTGCCGGGTGTTCCGTGTCCCGCCCCACATGGTTTTCGAGCTTGGCCGGGCCACGTGGGGCAACGCCAGCGAAATGGGAGCGAGCTTCCTTCGCTTCACGCTGGACCGCTGGATCAAGGTTTGGCAGGGCGAAATCCGGCTGAAGCTGATCGCCCCGGAAGACCGCGCCCGCTTCTATGCCGAGTTCCTGACCGACGATCTTTTGCGCACCGATCTTGCCGCCCGCGCCACCGCCTATTCCACGCTGATCGCCGCCCGCGTCCTGAACCCGAACGAAGTCCGGGCGATGGAGAACCGCGCCCCGTATGACGGCGGGGACCAGTTCATCAACCCGAACACCACGACCACCAGCACGACGCCGAAGGGAGGCGAGGCCGATGCCTGACGCTCCTTCCTTCCGCACCTTCTTCGGGGATCAGGATCGGACGTTCCGGCTTGGCCCGGAGCTTGTCACCGAACTGGAACGCAAGACCGGGCGCGGCATCGGCGGCCTATGCCGTGACCTGTTCGCCGGGGACTTCCACCTTCTGGCGGTGACGGAGACCATTCGCCTCGGCCTTGTCGGCGGCGGGACCGACCCGAAGGAGGCCGCCAGCCTGATCGCCGCCTACGTCACGCCGCGTCCGATCATGGACGCCTACGCGCTGGCCGTCGCCATCCTCGAAACCGCGATGCTCGGCAGGACCGGGAAGAAGGGGCGCGGCAAATGAGCATGGGCCATGTCCAGCGCGCCATCGCAGCGGCATTCGAGGCCGAACCGAAGCGGACCTTCACGACCCGCGAACTGGCGGCGCTCGCCTATCCCGACAAGGAGGTTGGCCGGATCGAGATGCAATCCGTCTGCCGCGCCATCCCGTCAATCGACCCGCCCATTGGCTTCTGCCGCGTCGGCAAGTTCGGACGCAAGGGCTGGTGGCACGTGTGGGGAAGGGAATGACGATGCAGACACGAATGAACTTGCTTGCATCTGAAGCCCGTGACGCCCGCCCCGGCGACATGCTGGACGTGGAAGTCCGCTTCTCCGCAGTCGGGGACGATGGCGCGATAGAGGGCCGCGCCGTCCGCTGGGATACGGTGGACACCTACGGCACTACCTTCGCCGCCACGGCCTTCGCCAGCGTGCGCGGCACGGTCCCCATGTTGTGGTCGCACGACCCGGCCAACGTCATCGGATCGTGGTCCAGCGTCGAAGTGCGCCGGGATGCCCTTGTCGTGCGAGGCAAGTTGAACCTCGCTGTCGCGAAGGCGCAGGAAGTCCGCTCCCTCCTTCAGGCCAAGGACGTGTCCGGCCTGTCCATCGGCTTCAGCACCGTCAAGGACGAACGCAAGGCCAACGGCGTTCGCCGCATCACCGAAGCCCGCCTTCACGAAATCAGCATCGTCGCCTTCCCGTCCGTCCCCGGCAGCGGGGTCACGTCCGTCCGCACAGAGACCAGCCGCGAGAGCGCAGCGGCTTTCGTCAACGCCTGCCGCAAGGCCGCGCTCGCACTCAAAGGGAAATGAGATGACCAAGCACCTGAAGAAGATCGAAATCCGGTCAGCCGAACCGACCGACGCCCCGGACGACCTGACCGCCGCCACGCAGGCCGTGGAGGAAATCCGCACCGCGTCCGAACAGTTCCGCACGCAGACGGACCAGCGCATCACCACGGAAATCCGTGGCGTCACCGACCGGCTGGCGGCGGTGGAAACCCGGCTCAATCGTCCCGGCACTCAGCAGACGGAACAGCGTGACGAACCATCCGCAGAGCGTCGGGCGTTCGGCACCTATCTGCGCATGGGGAACACCACGCCCGCCGAAGAACTCCGGGCGCTCACCGTGTCGAGCGACCCGCAGGGCGGCTACCTCGCACCCGCCGAACTCTCCACCGAGTTCATCCGCGACCTGACCCTGTTCAGCCCCGTGCGTTCCGTCGCCAGCGTCCGCACCACGGGCGCACCGTCCGTCATCTACCCGAAGCGCACCGGCATCACGAACGCCAAGTGGAAGGGCGAAGGGCAGGCACAGGAGGGCAGCGAACCGGGCTTCGGTCAGGCCGAAATCGTCGTGAAGGAAGTCAACACGTTCGTGGACGTGTCGAACCAGCTTCTTGCCGACAGCGCCGGTCAGGCCGAACAGGAAGTCCGCTTGGCCCTTGCCGAAGACTTCGGCCAGAAGGAGGGTACGGCGTTCGTCAACGGCGACGGCGCGTTGCAGCCGGAAGGCTTCATGGTCAACGCGGCCATCACGCACTTCCTGAATGGCCACGCCACGAACCTGTCGGCGGACGCGCTGATTGGCCTGCTCTACAGCCTCCCGGCTCCCTACCGGAACGCGGGATCGTGGGCGATGAACGGCACGACGCTGGCCACCGTTCGCAAGCTGAAAGACGGGCAGAACAACTACCTTTGGCAGCCGTCCTATCAGGCGGGCCAGCCCGAAACCCTGCTTGGCCGTCCTGTCGTGGAAATGCTGGACATGCCGGACGTGGCGTCGGGAGCCTTCCCGATCATCTACGGCGATTTCAGCGGCTATCGCATCGTGGATCGTGTCGGGCTGTCCATTCTGGTCAACCCCTACCTGCTCGCCACGAACGGCATGACGCGCATCCACGCCACGCGGCGCGTCGGCGGCGGGGTCATCCAGCCCGCCAAGTTCAAGAAGCTGAAAATGGCGACCTCCTAACCCGCGCCGAACCTTGAAAGGAACCACTCCAATGCGTGACCTCGCATCCAACATCGGCGCTGTTGCAGCCCTCGCACCCGCCGTCCAGTCCGCCGCCGCCAGCGGTGCGGCAATCGACACGCTCGGCTTCGGCAGCGTGGCCTTCATCCTCACCACCGGGGCCATCGCTGGCGACGGTGATTTCGGGGTGAAGGTGCAGGAGAGCGACACGGACGTGTCCGGCGACTTCACCGACGCCGACGCCGCCGTGGTGGACACCACCGCACCGGCCAGCCTCGCCGCGTCCAGCGCCTACAAGCTCGGCTACCGGGGCCACAAGCGGTTCGTCCGGCTCGCCCTCACCAAGGCGGGCGGAACGTCCATCGCAGCCGGGGCCGTCGCCATCCTCGGCAACGCCGCCTCCCGGCCTGTCGCCTGACCCCTCCATCCCTGAAAGGCATC